TTAAAACAGGTGCAGATGCATTCGCAGCCTTAGGCACACAGAATAAGAAAGCATTTGAAGCATACAAAGCATTTAAGATAGCACAGGCCATAATGGATACCATTGCAGGTGCCAGAGCAACTTATCTAGCATTAGCAGGTATACCAATTATTGGTCCTGTATTGGGTGGTATTGCGGCTGCAGGAGTTGTTGCCGCTGGTATGGCACAGGTGCAACAGATTAGATCATTACAATACAGTGGACGTGCTTTAGGTGGTCCGGTAATGAACAATACACCATACCTAGTTGGTGAGAATGGTCCAGAATTGTTCACACCTAACACCACTGGTAGCATAACTAGAAATAGTGACCTAGGTCAGAGCCAACCAGTGAATGTAAACTTTACCATAGTGGCCAATGACACACAAGGATTCGATCAATTACTAGCCAGCCGCAAAGGGGTAATCCAACAGATTATCAGTGATGCTATGCTAGAGAAAGGACAAAGGAGCATGATGTAATGGCTGACTTAGCAACCCAATTCCCCACTAGCCCTAGTTTTGTTAGTGTAAATTTTAAGATCAACAGTCCTGGACAGACCACTGAATCAATGAGTGGTAAGGTCCGACGTGCTGGCCTAGGTGTAAGTTTTTATACCTGGGAAGTCAAATACGCTAATCTTACACCTCAACAGTATGGCACTGTGATTGGGTTTGTATCAAGAACATTAGGACAACAATATTCATTTGAAATCATACTACCAAAGATTTCATATAGCAAGGCTACTAATCAAACTACATTTGTTCCACAGACATCAGCAGCGGCTGCCATTGGTGCTGTTAGTGTAACATTATCAGGCTGTGGCAATAATAAGAATGTATTGGCTTCAGGTGATTTATTCAAGTTTGCCAATCACAGTAAAGTCTATATGGCAGTAGATAATTGTGTATCAAATGGCAGTGGTGTTGCTACACTTTTTTTTAGTGGTCCATTACAATACGCAGTGCCTAGTAGCACAACACTAGTGATAACTGCTGTTCCATTAACTGCTATACTAGCAGAAGACGTCCAGGAATTTGATGTAGGAGTAGGTGGCATTACTTCATTAGGTCTACAAATGCGTGAGGTCTGGTAATGAAGGATTTTTCTACCAGTCTTAACAAAGATGAATACACACGCGATCAATCTATTGCTATTGACTGCGTTGAATTACATCTAAAAGATAATTCGGGAGCGAATCAAACTATCTATTTGTGTAGTGGTGGTGCCAATCTACAATTTGATAGTCCCACAGCACCAGATAGTGGCACCAATACATACACAGCACAAGGTGACTTTATTGGCTTTACTCCACTTGGTGAAGACTTTGATGTTAAGGTTGGTAAATTCTCAATATTCTTAAGTGGATTAGGTAATGGGTATATCAACAAACTAATTGATTATGAAATCGAAGGCAAGCGTGCGGTTGTTTACAAAGCGTTCCTTTGGTTTGGTGCAGGTGGCACAGGGCCACTACAATTAGTTGATGCTCCAATCTTAATGTTTGATGGTGTTATCTACAATTATGGTGTTGAAGAAGCCGCAAGAAGTTGCCAAATCACTATTGATTGCAGTAGTCTATTTGCGGACTTTGAAAGATTAAACGGACGTAAATCAAATAATTGGAGCAATTGGTTATTCCAAGAAGTTAAATTTGATCAAGCATTTAACAAATCAGGATTTGTAGGACAAACAGAATTTAAATGGGGTAGGAGTTAGGTCGATGATTATACGTAAAATGCAACCTGTGGAGTTTGATGTCACAGTCAACTTATTTGGTTATTATAGAGATGAAGCCATAGAGAGTATTCCTAGCATAGAGGCAGAATATGATGAAGATTCAGTTATTGAAACTATTAGACACTATGCTACACAATGGGATTATTGTTGGTTCAATGCTTATGATAATACTCGCCCTGTTGGATTTATTGCAGGTTATGTTACGACTTGTCCTTGGAATAGAGATAAAATTATAGCCAATATTGGATTTATCTATCTATTAGACAGTCACAAGAATATGGATAACTTTAGATTATTATTAAAGCATTTTGAAGAGTGGGCATTGACTGTAGGTGCTAAACAGATCACAGCAGGAGATATTGGTATCAATATTGAACGCAGCCAAAAGCTATATGAACATTTTGGATTCAAACCAGTATTATTCACAGTTAAGGAGTTGACTGAATGAGTTTCGTTGTCAAGGCCGTCAAGAGTGTCGTAAAGGCAGTCGTTAATGTAGTTAAAAGCGTTGTCAAAGCCATTGTCAATGTTGTTTCATCTGTCATTAACTTTGTCACACAACCCTTTATGGGCGCGTTGGGTGGTCAACCCGATGTTCCTAGTGCCGCTGCCGAAGCAGAAAGACAACAAGGCGTATTAGTCCAACGTGAGGGTTCAAATATTAATATACCTATCATTTACGGTTATCGTAAAGTAGGTGGTATTGTAACCTTTGCAGAAACAGGTTCTACTAAAAACAAATTTCTATATGTGGCCTATGTGTTAAGTGAAGGTCCAGTAGAAGGACTGCGTGAAGTATTCATTGATGATTGGCAATTACCTGCTGAACAAACTGCTAGCCTTAATGCTGGTGAATTAGTCAACACTGCTAATGATGTGCGTTATGGTGGACGTGTCCAACTACAATTTTTCCCAGGCACTTATTTCAATACACCTATCAACAGCACAGTAGGCACCACAATTAAGAATGGTATCTTTGCTGAAGCACCAAGTTTTACCACAGACATGGTCTATAATGGACTTGCCACACTATTTGTTCGCTATGAATGGAAAGATCTTTCTACTCAAGCAGATTCAGACAATAATCCATTTGGTGGTAGTATTCCAGAGATACAAGCATCAGTCTTAGGACGTAGGATAGCTAGTCTTGAGATCACAAATCCAGAATCATTTACATATGAAACAGCCATCACACGCTATTCAACAAATCCAGCAGAAATACTTTTAGATTACCTACGCAATCCACGCTATGGTAAAGGTCTAAAGAATGATGATATACATTGGGATACTTGGAAAAAGGCAGCAGCCAAATGTAATACCACAGTGACATATCTAACAGGTGCTGGCATCACAGGACCTATAATGACTGCTAACACAGTAGTTGATACTGGTCAAACTATATTCTCAAATGTTAAAACATTATTGATGGGCTTCCGTGCTTACATGCCTTATGTTCAGGGCAAATACAAATTACGCATTGAAGATGCTGGTAATGACACAGATATCCTAAGTGGTAGTGCTGTTATTTCTGCCACGTTTACTAAGAATGATGTCATAGGCAATGTCACATATACAGGTATTGAACGTAGTTCTAAATACAATGTAGTATCTATAAATTATGTAGATCCTGATCAAAAGTTCTCAGTGCAACAGGTTATCTATCCTGAAACAGAAGAAGAACGTCAGGTCTATATCAATCTAGATGGTGGACGTGAGAATAAGTTAGAAGCCACATTCCCAACCATTACCAATTATGCTATCGCCAAAGACTTTGCTAGATTATTGTTTAACAAATCACGCCGTCAAGAAACAGCATCAATCACAGTGTCCAGCAAGGCATTAGATCTAGAGCCGGGTGATTGTATCCGCATACAGAGCAATATCTTAAACTTTGGTGATGATCCTTGGCGCATAATTAGTTTCAAACTCAATGACAATATGTCAATCGATCTAGGCTGTGTGCGTAATCCAGATGACATCTATCCATATGTGCGTGTGGGTGAAGAAGATATTGTTTCAGCAGTTTATGTGCCACGTGGATCTACTATCTATTATCCAAATACACAGGCATTACCTGCTATTGGTCTAGTGCCACCAAGCAATGCACTTTATCCAGCAGGCTTTAATCCAACTAACACACATCCAGGTCCTACTAATCCAAGTGGTCCTACAGGTGGTGGTAGTGGTGGGGGTAGCAACAGTTCAACAGAAAATAATGCGGCATTAAATCCACAGTTACCAACATCATTTACTGCTTATCTACTGTATAAGTCATCAAGCGTCACTGACTTTGGTAATGGCAGTTACAATTTTAATATAACATTTACACAGCCAAGTGGTGTGCTTTATCACATGTCACGCTTATGGTGGCGTGCTGATGAAACCAGTCCATTCCAAGAAGTTCTAATGAACAACAGGCCAGGTGATGGTAATGACATCACAGTGAGTATTGGCCCACTGCCTAAAGGCACATATCAATATTACTTAAGAAGTTATTCAACAGATGGATTTGCTTCAACTACTGTATTAGAAGGACAATTTGGTTATACTGATGTTCTAGCACAAGATCCAACATTTAGTGGCTTCTTAGGTTTAACTACCAATCAAGTGACTATTGGATGGAATGTTAGCACTGCTAAATTAAATCCACCAACTTATAGTGATTTTATTGACAGCATCTATATAAAACCTAAATCAACAAATACTAATCCACGCAAGGTCACTGTGACCATGCAACAGATCAGTAATATCCTTAATAGACAGATCAATAGAAACATTCGTGGCGTTAGAATATTCTTTAAAGAAAAAACAGCCACATATTGGAGTTACGAAGATTATGATTTCAAACCTGATTACATACCAGGTAGTAGCGTTAGTTTTGACCTCACTAATACTTTTGGCGCTCTAGTTACATCAGCTATTCCTGCAAACAGCGTCAATGATATCCTACAACAATATTCATTTGCCGCAAGACTTACCTATATGGATTCAACTCTTGGTGCCAAAGTAGTAGGTCCGGGTAGTGGTCCTGTTGAAAAATATCTTGGTGGCACTAATTACAAGATCTGGGGAACCACAACAGATTCAGTAGCTGTGGTTACCTGTGCTAATCTACCTACAGATTGGAACACTACATTTAAGACTAGAGATCAAAATCCAGGTGTAGTGATCAACAGCATCAGCGAAATGGTTCCAAAGATTGAAGCCATAAATCTTAGAGATAATTCACAACTAAGGATCTTATTCTATAAACCAACTTTCACCAAGTTCCGTGGTTATAGGATCTATTATAGACCAGTGGTTGAAGGACCAACACAACCGTATCGTGTATTTGAAACAGGT